ATAACCGAATTGTATTCTTCTTCGTTTGTAGCGGTAAATCCAAAATCATCTTCACCATACTCTTTCATAATCTCCGTTAAGTCAAATTTCTTATCGGCCATTACTTGCTCCAATTCTTTGCGGCATTGAAGTTAGCGTGTGCAAACTCTAGTCTATCAATCAACTTAACTGCATTGCCTTTTAGTTTATCTACAGCTACAAAACCTTCTGGATTTGTAATCTTAAAGCCATCATCTGTGCGTAAGAATGTATTAGTAACTTGTTTCATACCTTGCAACTTCTTCACAATCATGTTCTTTGAATCTACAAGCATGTTCATTAAGTCAAATATGTTTTTCAATTCGCTTGCATTGTTGCGATAGAACCGCATAATCTCATTCTTCTCTGCTTGACGTTTCAATTTTGTCTCTGCTTTTTTAGCATCAAGAATTTCTTTGTTAAGTTTAGCTTCAACCCACTTAATCAATTCTTGTGTATGCTTATAAGTATCTTTGATTGCTTGACCCTCACGCACTTTGGTATTGTTGAAAGTCTTAATTTGAATGAGAAGATTCTCCGATGCGGAAATTCTATTCAATGTCATTGAGTTTAGTTTCTGAAATATCGTACCAGCTTGTGAAAGCAAGTATGTAACATCTTTAGTTTCTTGTTCGGTAAAAGATGCAGTACCAGATGCATCAACAAAGTAAGCATCACGGAACCAAACATCTTTGGTTGCTTTCAAGTGATTGATATCAATGTTGAAAGATGCTTTCATATCATTGAAAGTTTTACCTGTGTATGAAGTATGAAATACAATACCCATTTGAGCAGATAGCATACTTCTTGCTAATGCGCTATCACTAGGCACAGCATACACGATTGTGTTTGGTTGAAATGTAATGTATGATTCGCCTTCAATGCTTTGCTTCTTCAAGTCACCTTTAGCAAACATCATATCGCCTTGAAGAACGCCAGTGATTCCTAGTTTTGGTAAATAACGCAATGCTACTTTTAGTTTAGCATTCAATCCTTCTGATGAATGATTGTTATCAATATCAGCATCTGTGTAATTCAATTTTGGATTTACGTTGAAGACACCTTTAGTGCCAACAAAGAATTTGCCATTGTCTGGATTGATACCAGCAAATACAGCAGGTGCACCATCCCATTTTGTAGTGACATTTACTTTTGATTCTGCATGACCAGCAAGCATATCACGCAATGAACGAAGGAAAGCAATAGCATCTCTTGCGCCAGCAACACCACGATTTAATACTTCATCCTCAATGTGTTCAAGATGAAGATTGGCGCCTTCTTTCTTTACGCCTTCTGTTAGAAATTCTGTAAATTTCATTTTTTTGTATCAAACCTTACAACAATTTCGTTTAATCTGACTTCTTTACCTGCAACCATAGTTTTACCTCGGCCTTTAAGCGCAATTCTAACTGAGGTTTTATCTGCTACTTTTTTTATTAAACTATCATCTATAAATTGAATTTCTTTTTCAGATAAAATATAATTCGCTGATAATTTAGGTTTACCTTTAAAAGTATATTTTCCAGTCATAGCCTCTTCAATAATAGCAAGTTTTACTTTCTCATACTCCTCAGATACTTTTGGAGTTTTGGAAGAACCCAATATATTTTTAAGCAATTGGTCGTATCTTTCTGCTTTTCCTAGTTGAACATCAGCTAATTGTCTAGTCATTTTACCTAAATCACCATACTCACTATCAAGTTCTGCCAATACAGACAATAATTGCATAGCTTGGCCGGAATCATAACTTTCGTCTGCCGCCAAATTTTCTAAAACCCCCGCTAAAAATTTGACCGATGTTGATATACCGCCTGATGATAACTGAATATCACCACCATATTTCAATGAACATTTTAATTCTTTTCTTTTCGTAGTTATCAACAAGTCGGTTTTTGGTTCAATTCCACCACCTGATGTTTTTTCAACATTAGTTATTGTGCCAAATTTTTTTTCAATAAAACCAATAGCATTTAGTGAATTCTTTTGCACATCTTTAGGAGAAAGGTCATAATTAGTTTTGGCAGTTTTTGCAACAGGATCAGTCGCAAATTTGTCGGGATAAACTTTAGCAATTAAATGATATATGCACCACTCAAAAGCAAGACCTTTATTCATACTTTTTCCTGTTTATTCTTGTTTATTATTGTATAGAGTATTTATACACGCACACCTTCAAACTTGGAATTGAACTTTCTCTCACGATTACCAAAAGTATTCAGTGGCTTATCGTCTGGAATCTGACCAGAATCAATTATAGACTGCGCTGAATCTTCAACATCATACAGTTTCATTTTGGCTCTATCAACACCAATAACAAACTTCTTGTTTGCACTAGGATCATTATAACGATTCTTCAACTGTTTGACCATGATTTGATTCAATTGTTCCAGTTCTTCGGTATTAATTAGAGCAAACATAAAGTCGGCAGTCGCTGGCAAACCAAAATCAGAGTTACTGAAACCAGACCTTGTAGTTTGTGTAGCTGAAACAACTGGCACATTAAATTCTACAGCAAGACCACGCAATTCTTCTGCAATAGCTTTAACATAAGTGTATGAATTTACATTCGCACCTTGTTTCAACCTAGATGAAGAACAAATATTCAGATAGTCAATGAAGATAATCTTTGGGCGAAAACTCTTTTTCAGTTGCAATTCATTCAACAAAGACCTAAAGTGCATAGAACTGGCACTTGCAGTTGGATATTCTTTGATGATTAGTTTGCCTTGAGTTTTACTTTTCACACCTTGAAAACGCTTTTCATAATCTTCTTTGCTTATCAAATGCAAGTCATCAAGTTTAATGTTCAGAAGGTTCGCATCAATACGTTCCGCAATTCTTTCTTCAGCCATCTCCATCGTAATGTAGAGTACATCATAGCCTTGCGATATACAACCAGCAGCCATGTGGCACATGAACAAACTTTTTCCCACGCCAGTTCCGGCAAGAGCGATATTAAGCGTCTTGTTAGGTAGACCACCTTTTGTGATTTTGTTAAAGAAATCCAAATCAAAAGGGATTCGTTCTTCTTTGCGATGGTAGAATTCAAATCGTTCTTCATAATCATTTATGTAATCGTGACCAACATTCCTATCAAATGAAACGCCAAGAGCATCAGAAAGAATCTTTGGGATTTCACCTTTTGCTTTGGTGCCAAACTTATCATCCAGAATCGTAACTGATTCCATGATTGCATTATACAATGCCTTGTCTTGGCAAAACTTTTCTGTGTGTTCAGTCAGCCATTGAATGTCTGTTGGATCATCTTTGTTCGCTTTGATATCACTCAAAATTTGAATTGAGTTGCGAACCTGTTCTTCGGTGAGTTTCTTGCTCTCAGTAAAGTTAATCACCAGTGCTTCATAAGTTGGAAGATTTTTGTACTTCTCCACAAACTCTTTTATCTCATTGTAGATGGTTCGTTCATTGTTATCTGAGAAATATTCTGTTTGAATGAATGGCAATACTTTACGTGCGTATTCATCATTATATATCAGATTCTTCAGAATAGAGAGTTCTAGTCGGTTCAATTTGTTTTTCCGTTAAAATTAATTCTGTTAGTATGTCACCTAACATTGTAACAAAAGTTGCATCTTCTGTCAATGCATCCTTGTCATATTTCATCAAATTAACCACATGGTAACCAAACTTAAGTTTAGCCATGTTAAGTTCCTCTGTTACAGATGCATAGGTATAATAGTATACAACACCAGCATAGTCACCCCGGAGGATTTCTATGCCAGTTAAATCTGTATCTTCAAAGTCGTGAAGTTTGAAATCTATGGATTCTTTAAACTTCTTCGGTTTCTTCCAAAACATCATTTTGCCCCATAATGTTTCCGTAAGAGATTTCATATTTCTTCCTCACAAAATCTTTGAAGTCCTCGCTTGCAAGAATTTCACCCCAAAATTCTTCATTCATGGTATCAGCGAGGCGTTTCTTGTCACCCATTTCTCCAGTTTCTTTGTCAACTTTACAGTACCAGCCGTTAGTTGGTTTAAGAACATGACCAGATTCAAGAGCAATATCAATTAAACCAGACCATTTGTTGATACCGCCATCATAAGATACGCTAACAGGAATCTTAGACTTCTCACGGACATACCTAGACTTCTCTACATTGATAATGAAGTTGTAGCCAGTAATTTCTGTGCCATCTTTTTCTTGTTGGCGACCGATGATGAAGATGTTATCAGCAGAGTAGTATGAACCAGTGCCACCACCAACGATATCTTTTGGATACAAACCAATCTCTTTGTATGTGTGATTCACAACAACCATTGGTATATCTTTTAGATTCAAGTGAGGTGTGACCATACGGAACAAACTCTTAACTTGTTTTGCTCGGCTCATGTCAGCAACAGATTTACCTTCAAGTGCATCTTCAACTTCTTTCTTGGAAGCTAAGTTGCCGATTGAATCAATGATAATCATTACTCTATCATTACGCTCAATACCTTCCAACTGTTTCATTATGTCGAATTTGAGTTGTTCAATATCTGTAAGAGGAGTATGGAGCACCCGCTCTGTGTCAATACCAAAAGTATCAAAATAAGACTGCGGAGTACCAAACTCTGAATCGTAGAAGATAAGAACTGCTTCATCGTATTTGTCCATGTAAGATTTAGCCATCAACAAACTAAATGCAGTCTTAAAGTGCTTTGATGGACCAGCCCACATTGTAAGACCAGGCGTTAGACCACCCTCTAATTTACCAGATAACGCAACATTCACCATAGGAATGGATGTTGGTATCATATCTTTCTCAGTAAAGAATTTTGATTTAGATAGAATCGCACTATCTTTAATCGTAGAATTCTTTTTAATTTTGTCCAATAAACTCATAATTATCCTTTAGAAAAAATCTGCCAGTGAACTTGTTTTCTCTGATTGCCAATTCATACAATCAAGAATGATTTTGATTGGGTAAAGAAACGCTTTCTCAAATTGTAACTCATAATCAATGTAATTGTCAAGTCCAAATTCAGTTGGCAGGCGTGATGGATACGATATTACCGTATCATTGATTGGGTTAGGTTGAATCAGGTATGTAAATTTTAATTTCTCACCTTCTTGAACCTTAGGGTACTTGTTTGATAAGTTATGTTTATTCAACAGGTAATTATACAGCAACGCACCCTTAACATGAATCGGTGTACCCTTAGTATATATTTGCGCTTTGTCTGTGTATGTCTTCAAACCATTGACTGAACGAGGAAAAGATATTTCTTCAATCGGCAATGTTCTAAACTCTTTGCGGAAGTCTGCAATGAATTCTTGCACATCATCTTCGGTACCAGTTACCATCAACTTGATAACTTGTTTCATCTTATCACGAATGGAAGATGGAGTAGAAGACTTCACCATTTCAAGACCCATGACTTTCATCTGAGGCTCTGCGTATTGAACACCTTCATTGTTGTATACATTCAAAATGTACCGCTTTTTTGCTGTCCAGATACCTTTGTTAGACAACCCTTCACGTTTCATTTGCATTTTTTGGGAATATGCGTTGACATACGTAGCAAGTTCTTGATAAGAATTATCAATATATGGTTGAATCTTATCTTCACAGACACGGTCCATGAAGGAGATAAGTTGGTTAACATCCGTTTTCTTTGAATACACTTTATCAACCAACTCACCAAGACGGAGATAAATTGAATCTGTGTCTGAGGCAATAACATAATCTACACCATTCGTTTTTAACAAGTCATTCATATACTTATTAATCTTTTCTTCAATCCAACGAATTGAGAGTTGACCTGCCGAAGTAACACCAAGTGCTAGACGCAAATCATAGAATCGGAAGTATTGTGAACCCATCGCACCATAAGCTGAATTCAATGAGACTTTTTTAGCCAGTTGCAGATTGTCATACCGAGCAATCTTCTTTTTCAATTCATACTTCTTATTGGCATCTGTTTCTTTTTCGTATTCCTGTTTAGCAGAAATCATCATCTTCTTAAACTTCTTTCGGTCTTCATACATTTCTTCCAACATCTTAGGCAAGAAACCTTGCTTGTCGGTGCGGAAGAATTGACCATTCGGTGTAATGGTGACACCTTGTAGTTTTGAAGTATCAACTTCTTTGATTAACATTTTATCAACATTAACACCATCAGAAATAATCTGGCGCATGTTGTCATCATAA